ATCACTTACTCCATCACCTGGACCATCAATCGGACGGCCACCAATACGACGAAGAGCTTCCATGCCTGCGTTGCTGCTGCCGTTACCGATTTCAGATACCGTGCGCGCATCGAGTACAAAGGCTCCATCCGCTAGTTCAACTTCGCCGCCATCAGCGTAGCCAGTGTCCATCTCATCAAAACCAGTGCCGGTCATATACGGTACGAAACGCTGGCCGTATTTCGGAGAACCCTTAGGTGTCTTCTTATTAACGGGTAGCAAATAGTTTTGCATAATCGGCGTACCTGGCGCAGTGCTGGAACCCGGACGCACAACTTGCCCCTGCATATTGTAGATTTCAGGCATATCTACGTCGAAGTAGCGTCGCTCTTTAGACGAACTAAGAAGCTCATCGGTAGACGGAGCAAAAGTAGCTGTGCGTCGCTGCGCAGTATACGGACCAACATAAGAGTTATCGACCGTGCCATCCGAACCCATGGTGCCCATTGAGGGGGTCATTGCGCCGCTAACACCCTGTAGGGCACCGGAAACAGCCAGCGGAACCGCCGCCTTACCAAGAAGTCCCGTCATGTTGCCTTTAGCGGTGTTAGCAAAGCCCTGTCCAAACCTACCTAAGAGGCCGGGGGCGGCGGACTGACCGGCAGTAGCACCAGCTATATTTCCGGTTACGTTAACAGCGCCCTCTACAGCAGGTAGTCCTAATGGGTTAGCCATATTACCTATTGCGTTTTGAGCAACATTACCTGCAGTGGCACCCGCTGTATTAGTTGCTGCTGTTTTAGCAAGTGCACCCTGAACACCACCAGCAAGCGAAGCGCCACCAAAAGCACCAAGACCTGCTGAAAGACCCTTAGACAAACTGCCGGTCAGAGCTGTTGCACCGAGACCTGTCATAAGGCCAGCTTGCGCCGCAGTGCTAAGACCCTTGATTGCCAGCCCCGAACCCGGAAGTATAAAGTTCATACCGATACCCAGCAGTGTGGGTAGTAGTTTCTTGAGGATGCCCGCTTCAGGCAGACCTGTTTGCGGGTTAATGGTAAGTGAGCCGCCTGATGCCAAAGCTAGACCTTGGAGGCTGTTAACCTCTTCGGGTGTCATGTGGACGAGCATCGAGTCTTCACCGCGACCTTGCGACTGAAGTTGCTGCGCCATTGGGTTCTGAGCTACATTAAGGCCGCCCTGCATAGGAAGACCACCCGTAGTGCCGGGTATAGGAGTACCTAGCTGTGGAACATTACCCATAGGTGAAGCTGCGTTGTAGTCCATTATCTCGTATCCTACCTTGTACCTACGCTTATAGCGGCAATCTGATAAAAACTAAAGCCCTTACACATCATGCAATCTCCGACATAAATTCAACCTGCACGATTGCAGACGGAGTAGCTGGAATGGCGGGTGTCACCCCTGCCGAATATGTAACCGCCGGGAAATGTTCTAGAGACACGCCTGTATTTGTAACATGCCACATAACTTGAATGTAGTCATTTGCAGCTAACTCAACCATGATGGGCGTCGTGACAATTAAGTGCGATGGGTTACCAGTACTTTTACGTGCCGCAATAGAAAACCGGCTATTAGTGTCGGGGATATCGGTTCCATTTTTGCGCAGCCAGATATCAATGTCTTGCACGTCATTGGTCGTATTCTTGAATTGAAGGCTGTAGTTAACGGTATACACACCCGCGTCTGGTACTGTGAGGCGAGAACCACTGCTGAGCGTAACCCCATCTAGGAAGTCTGACGCATCATAAGTAACAGCGTAAGCAGTGTCGATTGCAGCGGCAGTCTGGTCGGTCTGGCTTTGGAACTGCCCATAAGGAAGTGTTATATGGATACCACTCCCATAAAAATAGTCAGCGGTGTACGTCTCAGCGTTATTGCCTGTACGCGAGTCCAACTGCGAGAAGTAGTTTTCTATAACGCGGATAACCTGCCGCATATACTGCGGGTCATACTGTGACGGCGCGTTAGGCAGAGGAGCAGCGCGGAACTTATCAAGTGCCATTAGCGTTTACCATCTGGGCGAGCGTCCAAGCGCGGTGCGCCAAGCTGCCAGTTAACACCGAGAGTATCCGACTGGATTTTAAGCGCCATCTGACGTGCACGGGCACGGACAAATATCTGGTCTGTGTACTGGTTTACCGACGTTTCTATAACGCGTTGTGTGTCGGCAGCGTCACCAGAGAAGCTAGACCCCGGAAAGTTCCGTGGGCGGATTTGCAGTGTGACTTCTGGGTTATCAGCTACCGAACCATTAAAGTTAATATCGGGCAGTATACGCCGAGTTAGCATGAACTGGTCGCCGTCCTCGAGATCGAAGTCCGACGATTGGATATAGCTCTCCATAGGCAGTGCGTCGTCGTTAACGCCAAACTCATGGATGTATAGGGCACCTGCGTTTGTGCCGCCCGGAGTGTTAGTAGCTTGCGGGTAGTTCCGCAGCGCGGTGTCGAGCCATGCAGTTCGGTCTATAGTGCCGTAATACCAAATGCGCTCAAGATGGTTATAGACAACATAGGCGTCGTTATAGTCGCTCTGCGCGGATGGGTAGAACCACCATATCTCGTTCCAACGCTCGTTAGTACCGCACACCACTTGGTCTGCTTGGTTGATGTTGAAGTTGCTGAACACGTGGTTACGCAAGGAGCATGGCAGTGTCTCGACGCGGCCTGTGTAGGCATAGAACTTGTCTTGCCCCATCCAGTACGTAATGTTGGCAGCGGATGCCATGGCGCGAGGCGACATAACTGATATGTTATCCGCATACTCCTGAAGCCCGAACACATCTGTGGTGCCGAGAAACTGCAGGGTGAAAAGGTGCGTGTCAGTCCAGACCAAGATTTCCTGACGAGTAGGCAGTGCCCGTACGATACGCGAACCACGAGAAATGCGTAGGTCGCCAGCGGTGTTGGTCTGTGTAGGTGTCCAATCGCCCGGAGTATCTTGGTCGGCCCAGCGGATAAGCAGCGGATCAAAATCGGCAATATCTGTAGACCCAAATGGCACTGCGCCAAAGGCAATTAAGTGGCGGTCTTGCTGCGATACCAGCAACTGCATAATCTGTGCTGGAACAGCGTCAGGGTCAAACCCTTCACCATCGGCGTAATCCGCAAGGCGTATAGCTGGTGTAGACAAAGCGGGGCCGGGGTCTTCCAGCGTGCCGCGCACCCACCAGTAGCCTTCACCGTTACGGATATTCATCACAAGGTCGTTGTCGAAGTTATCAAACCACCAGTCGCGCTGAGGCAAGAACACAGGAGTAATGGTCCCTGTACCCCAATCACCGCGACCCCATGTACCGACATTCCACCCGTAGCCGCCAACTGTTATAGGGTTTCCGGGGCTAATCTGGAAAGATAGGTCTATGGCAGTGCCACCTGCGGCAGAAACAGTTGATGTAGCAGCCGTGCTAACTGTGTAGGTAAAGATAAAGTTGTCTACACGGGTTACCTCATAGGTGCCGTTAATCTCCGTAATGGGGATACCACCAATGGCGGATGGACTGCCTGAACCGGTAACGCCTGCAATAACTACATAGTCGCCAGTCTGCGCACCATGCGCAGTGGCTCCAAGGTCTACAGTAATCGTAGTTGAAGTATCAGTCGTGTTTATGCAGTTATCAGTATCGGGGGTAGAAAGCACTGGGTCAGTATCACGTAGCGGTGTGATGTCGTAGAAGTTACCAGCAATTTCGATGTAGACTTTGACGTTGGTGCCCATAGCGAGCATGTCGTCGGAGTAAGTCGTGATCCAGTTCAACATCTGACGGCAGTAGCCGACGAAGTCACTAGGCGCAGAACGCTGCCAGCCACCAAGCTTCTCAGGATAGCCAGAGCGGAACCTGATTTTGTCGCACTCAAACCAGCCACCCTCGTTCGAGTAGTTGGTCTGGTCGCGGTTCACACCGGGCTTAAACTGGAGCTTGATGAATGGCATTAGCTTTTCATACTCAGTACAATAGCAAACTGCTGCACCACGGCATCTGTAGCCGCAGTATCGCAAGTGCCATCAGGGTTAAACACAGCAGGTACCTCAAAATAGACGCCACCTTCAAACGTGCCCTTGGCGTACCATTCAGTTTCGTTTGCTGGGTAGAAGATTGTTAAGACCATATGCCTAACCCCACGTTATCGGAACGGTGCCGCTTGTGCCTAGCGGGTTGGTAAGGACGTTAACCCAAGTCCAATCACCAACGCTGTAACTGGCGCTAGCGCGTGTGAATGTTGTCCCATTTGCTACCAAGCTAGTCCAACCTTCGTTGGGTATATTCTCGTCTGTATTTAGTAGGAGTGCCCTTACGGTCTGCGAATAAACACCGCTGTAGTAGACATCAAAATTAGTGTAATACAGGTCAGTTATATCAACCGTACCACCAAAAACGGTGTTGGACATAGCACCCATACCCGTTAGGGGGTAATACCCCGCACGGTAACCAACATACCTTGTTCCATCCGATGTAAAATCAAACGTCTGATACCCAACGGTCATTGTCGCGGAACCCGCGTATACTACACCCCCGCCAGTTAGTGAGCACATAATCCCAGTCATTAGCTGACACCTGTGCCGCTGATTACCCATGCAGTAGAAGCAACTTTAACGCATGTCGCTAGGCCACGTTGTGCCAGTGTACGGGTGCCTGTGTTCGCAGTACCCGCAAAATACATAGTGTCCGTCGTGATGGATATGGTTTGGCTGCTGCTGCTATTGTTGAATATGACGACCGCTGTACCCACAGGAAACGCAACCGAACCGTTAGCTGGAATAACAACACCGCCAGTTGTGATTGAGATGTGCTTGCCTGCATCGGTTAGCGCCAGCGTGTAGGTAGCTGTTTGGCTGTTCTGCGGCAGACCACGGAAGCCGGGAGCCGCTGCACCTATGGTACCTGCGTCTAGCACTGTCGTAGCAGTTAAGTTTGTGGTTGTGGCGTTCGTAGACGTCAGGTTTGTAAGTACCGCAGTTGTAGCGTTGAGGTTTGTAGACGTAAGGTTTACTGTAGTAAGCTCGCCAATTACGCCATTAACCGCAGCAACGTTTACAGCGGTTAGGAGCGGCGTGTATGAGAGAGCACTAACGACATTAACACCATCGCTGTATACCCAAGCTGTAGAACCTGCAGGTACGGTGATACCGGTACCAGCCGCAGTCTTAACTACAATAGCATCTGCACAATCATTCTGGACGATGTACGGCTTTTCAATCGAAGGGACTACGAGATTGCGAGTTGAACCTCCAGTAGTGCCTGTGCAGCGTAACCGTAAGTTACGTGCCGTCTGGGATGCGTTGGTATTGCTAAGCGTCAGCGTGACGTTGGCACTGGAGAAGGTGACATCAGCAGAACCGACAATGGCTTCTTCTAGTGCAGTACCCAGGTTAGTGTTGGTGACGTCACCCCATGAGGTGTTGTTTTCACCCGTTGCCATGAGTTGGATTTTAAGGGGGCTGTAGGTACTTGGCATCTTCGTTCCTTACGTCGGTATCTGAGTCCAGATTACTGTGTTTCCGTCATTGACTTGCACCCATGCTCCCGTCTGGCTATCATCAACAGGTACCCAATTAGGTGTTTGGTTATCATTAATCTGACCCCAGACAAGTGCGCTAGTTATAATCCCAGCAGCCGAAACTCCTGTTGGATATACCGTAACTCCAAGCTTTAAACTAGTAGTGCCAATAAATCCAGTGGCGAATACACCTGTGGGTGTTGCGTTCTGGTTGATCTTAACGGTGGTAGTGCCGATAGAGCCAGTGGCCGAAACACTCGTGAGCGTTGTGAAGGCTTCACCCGCTACTGTAGCCACATCTACGAAACCGGTGGCCAAAACGCCTGTGGGGGTGGTGCTAGCTGTACCAGTTACGGCAACTGTATCTACGGAGCCGGTGGCCGAAACGCCTGTAAGGGTAACCCCTATACCAAGGGAGAATGTAACAGTACCGACAGACCCAGTAGCTGAGACGCCAGCTACGTTAACATTGTTGTTAAGTGCACCCCCGATATCAGCAAAGGGAGCGCCTGCGAAGGAGGTAAAACCAAACATATGTAAGCCCCCTCCTTCCGGCTAGGTTAGCGTTATTAGGGTTTAGCCCCCGAGATATTGTGAAGCAGCGGCAGCTACAGTAGCGATGGTGGCAAGGATACCAGCCAGCTTAACTTTCCAGCCAAAGGCAGGTTTCGCTTCGCCGTCCATAGGAAGTATCTTACCTGCGGCTTTCCTTAGAAGCGCCTTTTCAGCTTCCTTCTTCAATGTGCTCTTAAAGTCCATCGTCGTTCTCCTTATAACCAAGCAGCATACTTCTTGGTCTTAGCTTTACGGTCTTCGAGGCCGTGTGTACCACCATTAATACGCTTTGTCAGCGCAAGGATTGCAGCGTCGTTAATACCTTGGTCGCAGATGCTCCACAGCTTGTTTGCATCAAAGAACCACAAGGCGCTTTCAAAGCCCAGTTCGGTAGCCACAAGGTCTGGATTGTCCAAAATCTCTTGTTCGCGGCCAATGTACCTACCGAATGCGCGGTAGTTGTTCTTCCCGGTGAGTTGTAAGGGGCCTCGACCCCGGTACAGCCACCCTTCGCCTGACGCTTCGTCACCATTACCCATGCGGTTTGCATATACGCGGTTGGCGATCTTCTGTGGCTGACGCTCGTAAGCCTTGGCCAGCGCATCGGTCGGAAAGTACTTCCCAAAGATGCTGCGCAAGCCCTTCGCGCCGTAGTTCAGGTTTTCGCTGAACGCCTTGAAGTTGCCGCTTTCGTGTGCCGTCTGGGCGAAGAAGTGCGCAGCGCGGTTCTTGTTTAGCTTAAAGTGGTCGCAGGCGGATTTCAATGTTCCCGGCCCGAACGCGCCATCTGGATGGCATCCACATTTACTTTGAAGGTTCATTAAGCTCATTTGCCAGCACTCCGCCAATCAGGGAAATCGTTCGCATCGACCACGCCGTCTCCGTTGATGTCATACCGCAGGTCGCCGCGATACTTCTCCCAAGGCTCCATGTCGTCATCATCGTCATCGTTGACGCTCACTTCTGGCTCAATTTGATCGACAACGGAATTTGATGTTGCCGGATGAGAGACAACGTCAGTCAGTTCAAGTGGTGATTCGTGCGCTGGTGGTAGCGGCTCAGGCTCAGGGTCGTTGCGGTCCTCTGGTGGTGGTGGAACCAACTCGCCCTTCATGCCCATCAGGGTGGCGTAGGAGCCAGCCACAGCGCCGACAACCGAAGTCATGACGTAGCTAAGGAGGCCGAATACGTCCTTGTTGTCGATGATTTCGTTCGACACGAACAGGCCAGCAATCATAGCGACGGTAATAGCAACGATAACAAACGCCATCGTGCGAGCAGCCATGAGAAGCGCCCTGATGCGAGCGTCCATTAGTTTATCTTCCATCATTATTCCTTTCTGCCAGAGGATTTTCTAGCGTCTTTTGGATACGTTCCTTCGTTTCAGCCTCAAGCTGCTTGATGCGACGCTGCTGCTCTTGGTCTTGCTGACGCAATTGCTCTATAACAGCGCGCTGCATGGCCATGTTCTGCGCGTCGCTGTTCCGGACGCTGCTCGACACCGCATCGACCGTCTGGCGCGTCCCGCTGACACTGCTGGAAATGCTGCCCGTCATATAATTCAGGGCTTCGCTGTTAATCTTGGTCAGGCGCTCAACGCTTGTGACGCGCTCATCCAGAACCGAAATGCGGCCTTCGATACCAGATAGGTCTGGCGGCACATAGGCCGCCGTCACTTCCTTCATGGTCAAGAACTGCTGGTACACTTGAAAGCCAGCCCACAGGCCGCCGATAACCGTCGAGAACGCGGCGAAAATGATTGCGATCTTGCCGCTGCTTAAACCACCGATGTTGAAGCTAAAGCCGCTCTCGTCGAAGGCGACCTTGGGTTCTTCATCTGTACTGCTCATCTACCATCTCCTGCCATCGGGCATCGTTTGTCTGCATCAGTCGATACAACTCAAAGTTTGCGTCTTGCAGCCTGCGCCTACGGTATATATCACGAATTGCGTAAAAGTCAGCCCTATCTTGCAACGACGCCTGCGTATACGCGGCGAAGCCCGGAACGGCACCCATCGCCGCGATTGTGTCGCTCTCGCCCTCAGATATTCCGCTGTCGGACTGTGGCTGATTTCCACCAGAGGTTGTGGGTTGAGATGAGCCAAGACCCAGAACTTCAGCCGTGTTAGACATAGATAACGGACTACCCGCTGAGATTGCCATGTCCAAGGGTGACGCGCTCTGCGCCACAGACATAGTAGATACCTGCCCAAGCGCACCGCCGAATGTGGTGTCGAAGCGCACCTGTACTGTGAACGTGCTCGACGCCGATGCATCCTGCGCCTCTTGCATGGTGCCGGTTTGCTGTTGCGCGCCGCTCTGCGCCTGTTGCGTCTCCTGCATAAAGCTATCTTGCTGCTGCACGTTGTCTTCGAAGTCTACGCCTACTGCGGCCAGCGCAGCGACTTCATCAGGGTCCAACCGCTCAGCCTCATCGGCCTCAGCCACACTGACCTCTACGGCGTCCTCGACTTCTTCTATAGCAGCTTCAGGCTCTCCTACGAGTTCTACGACCTCAACGGCCTCCGCGACCTCCTCAGCCCGCTCCAGCGCAATCTCAGCGGCCTCTTGCACCTGCTCCATCACTTCAGGCTCAAGCTCCGCGCTTTGTTCAACGGCCTCGGCAATGGCAGCAACAGGGTCTGGGATGACATCGACACTGGCCGGTGGGCAGCTTGGGTCCATAGGCGTCACGTTGCAGTCAACAGTAGTGGCTGGCGCGATCCACGACAGGATGCCGGACTGGTTCTGGAGGAACTGCGCGTTGCGTCCGTAGAAAAGCGAGATGTTATCGTCCGCAGTTGGGCCAGTAATGCCTGCGGTGAAGGTGTGGCCCCCATTAAAACCCAAATTACCGTAATTGAGTTGTATCTTGCCGTCGGCAAAGAGGCCAATCTCGAAGGTGCTGCTGTTGTTTGTGCCGTATTCTTGGACGCCGTACCAGCCAAAGAGGATTGAGCCATCGTCGCGGCGATAAAAGGGGTTGCCAGTGAAGCTGATAAGGTCAGACCAGTAGGCGTAAATCGTGTTGCGCTGCGCCAGTTCGATAGGCTGACCATTGCAGCATAGATGATTGCCGCTCTGGAACGACACAAAGCCATTGCTCGACACCCAAGCGTCGGTGAATGTCTGGCCCCAATATTCAAACTCAAAACCAAGAGCCACGTTTTGCGTGTTATCGTCACCCAGATTGAGCGGCGTCATTGTCGTTGGAGCGCCATTGATCTGCGGTGGGATTAAGGCAGGCTCATAGGTCTGCGCGAAAACGGGTGTTGCGCAAGCCAGCAGAATAACCTGCAAAGCGTATGTCTTATTTCTCAACAGGGCGAAGCTCGACGTTCTCTGTCCACGCGGCGCGGGCTTCCTCACCAATCAATCCCAAGAATGGGCACGGTGTTCCGGCCATCTCCATTGCCCTAAAGACGCGGAAGTCTTGACATAGGAGGCTGACGGCGGCGACGCGCATGCCCATATCGTATAGGGTCTTGGACAGCTTCATGCGTTCACAGTTTTGGTCACGCACAGTGCGCCCTGCTGACAGGCCAATGATTTGGGTCTGCACCGCGCCAGACTGGCCGGTGGTGCAAAGGTCTTGGCTGTAGGACATCATCGACGGTGCAATGGCACTGGGAGGCGGCGACTTAATGTTCTGGTCAATTACCTGCCGCGATACGTTTTCACTGTAGCTGGTGGACTTGCTGTCATTCACGTTGACGTTGTTGTTCTGGTTGACGTTGTTGCTCGTCTGACTGATCGTGCTTGTGTCGTTGTTTATATTCCGGTTTGTATTGTCGGACGTACTGTTCACGCTCTGGTTGATCGTGCTGTTGCTTGTGTCGGTATTAATGTTCCGATTGGTGTTATCAGAGGTGCTGGCCGACGTGTTCTGATTAATGTTGGTCATGGTCCCAGAGTTGATATTCTGGTTCACGTTGGTGCTGGAGGTTGTGTTCTGATTGATGTTCGTCATCGTCCCAGAATTGATGTTCTGGTTCACGTTCGTGTTGGTGTTCGTGCTAGTGGACGTGTTGTTGTTCGTGTTCGTACTAGTGGACGTATTGGTATTGGTATTGTTCGACGTGCTGTTGGTTGTCGTGTCGTAGACGTATGATATCGGCGCGCTCTGAGCGAGCACCATAGAAGTGCTGGAAATTACCGCACAAAGGGTAACGAGAGCACGCCGAAACATTACACTTCTCCAGTTGGTGGGGTAACCTCTACCCATGCCAGCGTGGCTTCATCCCAGTGATACAGCTTGCCGTCATCCGGTTGTGCTGTTGGTGCGTCCCAGAGGCAGGTGTTTTCGTTCAGCGTCCATGATGGGAATGGCTGCGGCGGAATAAACGCATCACGGCCCGCGTCGTAGGTATAACCGATGCCAGCGTAGTTTTTACGCAGCGGACGGCCTTCGGGATGTTGCCCACCGTGCGTGTTGTATGATGTCTGCACCCAAAGCGCAGGGTCTCCAAATAGGCCCGTGTCGATAACGTCCTGCTCGATGACCAGAACTTCGGTGACAATGCCGTCAATAACTCTTGCAAAATGTGCCATGTGTTGTCCTTAGAATGTAATCGAGCCGGATGAGTTGAAGGTATAGACAGTCAAATCCCCTGCTGTTGTAATTACAGGGGAACCTGTGGTTGATGTTGCGGGGATACGGCACGCTAAAACCACCCTGCCAGAACCACCTGCTCCGGTGCCAGAAACGTAAACACCACCCGCTCCCCCGCCCGTATTCGCAGTTCCTGAACCTGCGGCAATAGAATACGTGCCTCCGGCACCGCCACCGCCAGCGCCAGCGCCACCTTGGTAGTTATACGAGGCACCGCCGCCACCGCCGCCATATGTTATGGATGTTCCACTTATGGATGTGGCGCGACCCGCTGCGCCACTACCGGGTATCATCGCGCCAGAGCCACCGCCCCCACCGGTGTCAAAACCATTAGTGCCGTTAGCTGGCAACGCCCCGCCGCCGCCGCCGCCGGTATTGTATGTGTAATAAATATTGTCAACCCCGCCGTCTCCGCCGATACCTCCTTGTGTGCGGTCTGCGCCACCGGAGTTGCCACCATTAAAGCTGCCAGCAGTCCCCGCCAGCGCGGTATTTGACCTGAAAACACTGTTGCTCCCAGCAACGCCACTCGCGCCACCGGCTCCTACCGTGACTGTGAATGTCCCGCGTAAGAAATCTATCCCACTAAACAACACGCCGCCGCCTCCGCCGCCTCCGCGACTACCTTGCCCACCGCCCCCAGCTACCACAGCGTAGGAGACCGTAACGGCTGGTAGATTTCCAGCTATAGTGTCCCAATTATCTGTGCCTGTTTTTAGAAGTTGAACGGAGCCACGTTGGGGGATGCTGCTAAACTCAAGGGGGGTAGTATTGCCGTTACGGTAGAGGTTAATACCCGTATTACCGAGCAAAATGGCGTTAGTTCCAGCGTTTACAACCGTGATCACTGTCCCAATCGGGAACGCAACTGACGCATTGGTCGGGATTGTGATGGCCTGCGCGCCGGTATTGGCCGAGTATATTTGCTTGCCAGCATCGCCGAGAACCAACGTGTAGTTGCCACTTTGGACGTTCTGCGGGTACGCCACTACGCTTGCTGGAAGTGCGCTGGATGCCCACGCCGTGCCGTCGCTGGTCAGGACGTTACCGGCAGTACCGGGTGAAGTTAAGCCTGTACCACCATTACCCGCAGGCAGTGTGCCTGACGCCGTGGATACACTTACCGGAGGAAGGATGCTTGAAAGAGTAGCCATGATTATGTGCCTTCGTTAGTAATAGTCATCACAAAAGTTCCTCTACAAACCTATACCGTAAGCCACAGGTCGATACCTTGGCTATCAATACCACTACCGGCATAAACACTACTATCTGTAGTTATAGAAGCAGCAAAACTTGAGTATAAGTTGCTCGTAACATGGCTATATACGCTACCTACAAGAGTGCCATAAAAAGACCCTGATGTATATACTGATGCACCGCTAACACACCCGAACTCTAAAGATATGGCATAGTAATCATAATTGGCTTCGCTAGACCCAGATATAGGAGTCGTTGACAACTGACCCCCAATAAACACTTCTGAAACAGCCTGTAGATTGCTATAGGTAGTGCCACCTAAAGCCGAATAGGCAACATCCGTTCCGCTATCTCCCGGCCATGACGTGCCGTTTATAAAGGCATTTCCAAGATATATCCCTTTGCGCCCATTGTACCCATTTGTCACGGTAAATTGAACCGCCGTTGGAGCGTTGGGGCTTTTTAAGAAATACGATTGTCCTACAACTGTTTCAGCCGAAAACTGGGCAAGAGACGTAATGACAGCCGCTCCGCCTTTACCCCCTGCTAAGGCGCATAATACTCCAGTCATGTCACGTTACCGGAGGCCACCCAAGTTGTCGCCGCAACCTTAACACATGTAGCAAGGCCATATTGAGCTAGTGTACGTGAACCTGTACTGGCTGCGCCCGCTAGGCGCAATGTGTCAGATGTAATCGAGATTGTCTGGTTAGACCCGCTATTGTTGAATATCACAATAGTTGTTCCGATAGGGAACGCAACCGAGCCGTTTGCCGGGATAACCACGCCGCCTGTCGTGATGCTGATGTGCTTGCCCTGATCGGCCAGTGCCAGTGTGTACGACGCCGTCTGGCTGTTCTGCGGCAGGCCGCGATAACCTATGGTGTTGGCAGCAATAGTGCCAGTCGCAGTAATTGTTACGTCTTGGTCGAGTGCGGTTATGTCCGTATTTGCACCTGACGCGGCAGCGCCAAGGGCTGTTAAGGCCGCTCCTGCTGTGGTTGCGCCCGTACCGCCGTTGGCGATAGGTAGTGTATCGGAGACTTCAGATGTAAGGCTAACGGTTCCAGTAGTGAAAGCCGAGGTGCCATTACCTTTAACAACACCCGTGAGCGTAGTCGCGCCCGTGCCACCACGTGAAACACTTAGTGTGCCACTAGTCTGGCTGTTAATATCTATTACACTCGCGCCTGCACCACCCGCCTGTGCAAACACGTTCCAAGTCGTACCGCTATAGACAAGCTGGACACTGACGTTAGAGATATTGCAGACAAGGTCTTCAGACAAACCTTCAATGGTCGAACCATTGCGGCCAACCGTGAGGTTATTTGTGGCCCATGAACTAGCGGTATCAACAACGATAACCTGATCACCGACAGCTGGGGTAGCTGGAAGCGTAACCGTGAAGGCTCCGCCGCTGGTATCAGTCTGTACGCCCTCACTGTCAGCGGCGGTATAGTTAGATGTTTTGACCGTAGTGTACGTTATGCCACCGGCTGATGGAGGTTGCGATGACCACACCGTGCCATCGCTGGTCAGGACGTTACCCGAAGCGCCGGGTGAAGTTACTCCTGTACCACCATTAGCAGCGCCAAGTGTACCTGTAATCTGCGAAGAAAGGTCAACATTCGAAAGTGTGCCGCCCAGCGTCAAGTTGCCAGACGAGGTCACGCTACCTGTTAGTGTGATACCATTAACCGTGCCAGTGCCGCCAACAGTGGTTACCGTGCCTGCATTAGACGTATAGCCCGAAGGGTTACTCGCAGGGTATGCACCAAGGTTAGACAGCGCCGTAGCCGCGTCAGTGGCTCCTGTGCCGCCAAGGGCAACAGCTACAGGGGCGGTTAGGCTGAAGACCGTGCCAGTCAGTGTAAGACCGGTGCCCGCCGAATAAATCTGCGCCGACGATATCTGCGCAAACGTGATGTTTGTCGTGCCAAACGTAATCGTACCCTGCGTATTGCAGGTGTAGGTCTCGCCTGCGCCAGTCGTGCCCTGCTGAACAAACACGGTCGAACCTTCGCTCAGACCGTCTGGGCTGGCGTTGACAAAAGTGTCCGCGTCACTGGAGCGTGTCAGCACCCAGTTTGTTGAGCCAGAACCTACGCTTGTTACGACATAGATGCCGTTCTGGGTCTCATCGGTCTGCTCATAAACAAGGACGCGGTCAGCGACGCTAACCGTCACGCCGTCGATAACTAGCGCCGCTTGAGTGCCAGCATTAGTCAGGGTAGCGCCGACCCCGGCGGTGCCGTTGTTGTATGTCGCGTTCAGATTGATGGGGCTTTCGACCCGCACCGGCTGGTGGAAGTGAATACCGCTTGAGGCTACTGTATCGACGTACTGTTTGTTGGCGATGTCAGTGTTGCTGGCTGGTGCCGTGCTGACCGTGCCCGTGGTCAGCGCAATGGACGTAATGTCGGTGTTGGCACCTGAAGCCGCTGCGCTGAGGTTAGTCCGTGCCGTAGACGCCACAGTTGCCCCAGTACCACCATTTGCAACAGGTAGTGTTCCGTAACCCTCAGTTATAGCGCGCTCAGCCGGGTAAGTGACGAATACGTTAGATAGGCCAGTAAGCGAGATTTTAGACCCACCGTCGCTAGATGACAGCACGGTATCACGGGAGAGCGTAGTCCCCGACGATGTGTAGGTGCCTATCCCGACTTCCCACGCTGTGTCGCTGGTGATTGTGTAGTATGTGGTGTTACCATTGCCGATAGTCGAAAACGATTGATAGCCAGCAACAGCCCCAGCAAGTGTTACCGTGCCGGTTCCTGTGGTAGTAGTCGTTTCCTGTACGCGATCCGCAAGGGTAAGTGCCATTATGCAATCCTGATGATAGCGGTGGTGTTAGTGGCCGTTGGGAAGATGATGGTGAAATCACCGTCCGTTGAAGTCTTATCCGAACCAAAGTCCAATACAGCAACAGAAGCGTTGGATATCGTAGTGTTCGCGTTCGAGTTAGCTGAAGGCGTTGTGTTATAGATCAAAGCGCCACGAGCCGTAATGGTTGCGTTAGCGAAGGTCAGGTCAGCAAAGTCCGTGAAACCCGTACCTGTGGACGCGTTGTTGGTTGATGTAACAACACCAAGGTTAGTCAACGTACCACCACCAGCGGTGTAGTTTGTGCCGGTTACTTCGTTAGACGAAGTGTATGTGGCGGTGTTGGCGTCAATCGTAGCCGACGAGGTGTACATCGCCAACTTAAAAGTATCGCCGCCTACGCGGAAGTCGTGCACAGCCAACATAAGCTCGGCCTTAAACGACGTGGTCATTGCTTGAGTAATTGCCATTTCGTGGCCTCCTTATGTATCAAGTATCGAGGTAAGCTCTGGATACCCCGCCTGTTTAAATTTGTTTACCAGAGTTACGTTATGCGACCGCACAGCTTCGTACATATAATGCACGAGCACTCCACGGATACTGTCTTTGAAGGCTTCAGCTTGGTCACGGATAGCAGGATGTGCGTTGCTGCCGACATAGATAATCTTATCCAACGCACGCTCGGCAACTTCTTCCGGCGTGAAGCCACGTCCTTGGGTCGCCATAACCATGACGTTGCCAATAGTGCCTGAAACGGGGTCAAACATCTATATCTCCTACGAAACCGGATAACGCACTTGTGGCGTCCGGTACATATCTTGGCGGTTCTTACCTTCGCCAAGTTGCTTGAGCATCGCCATCGCGTTGTCGTACCGTTTCTGATACTCAGCGTTGACGTCCTGCTCGCCCTTCATAAAGACATACGCTTCAATGAGCGAACCATAAAGCAGCGCGCTATCGAAGTTATCACCCAGCCACGACGTCCCAGCAGTTACGATGGACTCTGGGTAGTAGAAGTAGTGCAGTTCGACTGCATAGTTCGCGTCTGGCGTTGGCCCCAGAATGTATGAGTTCTCGTCAAAATAGGCGTAGTGCGTGGGGATACCCGTGCTTGATGGGTTAGGGAACGACTGTCGGATGAAGCTGACGTCCTTATTGAGTAGATACTCATAACGCCCAGTATCGTCGATAACCGCCATAGAGAAGTTAGCCAGCCAGTCTGAAGGCACTGCGAGGTACTTGTTGCCTGACGTCATGTTACCCGTCACGTTCTTACGTAGGTCAAGCAGCTGCACCGTGTTAAAGATGCGCTGCTCAGCCTGTTCGATAAACGTGTTGATCTGTTCGGTAGACGTCAACGTCACCGTGCTGGAGCCGTCAGAGCCGGTCCATGAGGTGTTGGGGAAGTCGTTTTCGACGTACCCTTTGATTGTCTCGAACAGTTCAGCGTAGTTCATTATGCCAACTTCTTGCTGCTATGCGTGCCCTTAGTTGCCGCACCCGTACCGCGAGTCTTCACAGTCTGAGTGTTAGCAATGTTGTTAGGGTAACCTGAATTGTTCTTCACAATCGGCACCTGCTTTGGTTGCTTATATTCAGCCATTTTTATTGACCTTCCCCATGTCTTTCTTGGGCTTGCTGCCGCTCTTCTGGTTCGCAATCTTCGCCAGATTACGGCCCATTTTTAGCATCTGCGTATTTGTCTTGCCACCTTTAGCCATTTTAATTCTCCGTCTCGATTGTTACGGTCCCTACTTGACCACTACCTAATAGCGTATTTGGGAGACCAAATAAACCCAAAGGATTATCTAACCCAACAGGGTTCCACCCCCACTGAATTATGCGACTACCGTCACTTGGGTTGTTGTTCGGGTTGAGACCCGCTTGGTAGTAGCTGTTGTCTGGGCGTGGATTGCGCAGAGCTTGTGGGTCATCCACAGGATACATACCAAGCTGCAACTGCGGCTGATCAGGTTCCCAACACGTAGGGCACACCAGAATGTTGACGTTCTTGGTCTTAATGACGAGCCGCTTGAGTTCCTTCAGCTTATAGCGGAAGTTACAACGGTCGCACTGGGCGATTGCCCACTTACCAGATGCAAACCGATTAGGCACACGTCACCGGAAATACTGACGAGGCGCAAGGCGTAATGGTGCCTTCTCGCGGTCCTCATCAGCAGCCTGCTGCCAGAGTTCTTCGTACTGCATCTTCAACCCAACAGAACGCTCAAGTGCACCGGGGATTTTCAAGGATAGGTGATACGCGAGACCAGCCACCATACAAGGGATGAACCTAAACGGTATATCTTGCGTAGTAACACCATCACCAGCATCCTGTAATCGGCGCAAGCGCCAGTAGACAAAGGTATAGAAGTTATCTTGGTCTGGGGCTGGCCAGACGTTAATCGACGGGTGATCGACACCCGTAGTCGAGTTAGTGCCCGCAGGCCGTCCACCTGCCGGATAGGTCGCACCTGACTGGCGGTTAATCCATACCTGAATAGGACGCCCTTGAGCGTTCTTGTTCGGAATTGTCGAGTACGTATCGACGCTGATACGGTTAATTGTGATGTCGGTCTGCTGCTCCCCAGTCTGGGTGCGCACGACATGCTCAAGCAAGTCGATGGTATCGACGGGTAAATCGTAAACAATCTGCCCCTGCACCATGGGGATTGACCCCTGCTCGATGGTCCACAGGTTAATACCGCGATTGGCCCACTCAATAGTGAGCAGGTTCAAGCTACGGCGCGCAGTACGTAAGTCATAACCCGTGCGGAGTTCTGCACCGCAACGCTCAAAAGCCTCTTCGACTAAGTCGTTGAGGTTGAGGTTAAATGTGCTGGTGCCCGAGGTAGTCATCTGTATTTCGCCGCCTTCTTCGCTATGGCCTTCGGCTGCTTAACAAACTGTTTGCCAGCCTTAATACCTGCGCGTTTCGCCTTACTTGTAGCAGAGTATTCCTGCGAACTCAAAGCCTCACGTGCTTTCTTAGGTAAGTAGCGCTCACCCGTGGCTTTCGACCCTTGAGTAGACGGCTTGCCCGACTTGGTTCCCCAGTCTTCCTTGGTCCATTTGGACAGAGATTTCTGCGCTTCTGTCTTTGGGCCACTATAACTGCCGCCAGACTTCTTATACCGCTGGGTCGCAAGCTGGGCTTTTCGGGCGGACCATTGACCTGCGTTTCCACCCTTCGTGCCAGCCTTTACGCTGGCAACGATGCGCTTCCATTTAGGTTCGTCCGACCGAGCCATTACTTCTTCTTAAAGCCCTTCAGCATCTGCGCAAACCGTGCACGTTGGCCTAACTTACCTGGAGCCTTAGCGGCCTTAGCAAGTTTACCTGCTGGGATTGGCTTGCCCTTCTTGGCACCAAGAGCCGAGCGCAGTGCACCCGGCTTCTTGATAGCCTTCGAAATGTCGAGCTTCCCGCCTTTGGCGTACATGGTCACTTCGTCGGGGTTATCCTTCCGACGAATTGTCTTCGCCCCCGGCATTTTAGAAGGGTTTATAGCCCCCATACCCCGACAAGCGCGCATCAGACCATTTTACCTTTAGTCTTGCCCTTCTTGGCAATACCGTCAGCAGATTTGTGACCACCAACAAGACCGCCTGAAGCGTAGCATTTGCCGCCGCCAGCCTTCTTGACCATTGCACGGCCCTTGGTATCAGCCGACTTCTTCTTCATTGCAGCGCCGAACTTAGGTGCCATCTTTCCACCTTTCGCCATACCTGGCGTAGCGTTGCGCTTCGCCAATTCCTTAAGGAACTCTTTACGCTCTGGGGTCAACGGCACGGTGTTTGCACCGCCAGTGATTGGTTCTTTCGGCGTTTTCGGCGTGTTTGTTGGCGTTTTTGGTGTTTTCTTCTTATCCATCATGACTTTGTCCTTCCTATCTCTTCAACTTTAGCTTCGAGGCGTTCGAAGGCCCGATCAAACCGGTCACCAAGCCTATCGACCATTACATTAACTTCAGCGCGAGTGACATGTTCACGCGCCACTTCTTCGCGGGTCTTATTGAGCAGGATGCCGAGACGATCCAACTCGTCGATCTTCCCCCTAAGGAAGAAGCCCATTACCGCCACCACGATGCTAAGTGCGATGTTCCAGAGCATCATTTCCATGTCAGCACTTCCAAGCCCTGAGGCTTTTGTTGATGCGGCTGTTGGGGTCGTTCGCGGTCTTCTTGCTGGTCAGCTTCTTCTTCATCCCAGACATCCGAGCACAGAATGACTTCTTACGCGGACCACCTTCAGGCTGCGGAGCCTTAAGCCCCGGCTTACCCGGATTGGCTTTGTTGTAAGACGCACGACCCTTGGCGTTCAGCCCGCCAGACTTCGCTTTGCCTTCTTTGCGTTGCCATGCGGGCGTCTTAGCCATTAGACAAACTTACCCTTGGTTTTGCCCTTGGTCGCGCAGCCGTCGGCACGCTTCGAGGCGGAACCGCCAGCGGCAAGCTTAGTCGGGGTCTTACCCTTGTGCATGTTGCGCTCGTGCTTATGCACGGCTGAGGCGATCATAGCCTTGTCCTGCTTAAGGTCTGCCTTATCCATCATGCTGCATCCTTCTGTGCGGGGACAACCATCGGGTAGAGAATATCGTCGCCGTAGTTGCCGATATATTCCTGTACGCCCATGTGGCCCAGTGTGATTGTGGGGTCTACCCACACTTCAAAGCCAAGTTCCCGTGCACGGTCGCAGAAGAGGAAATCTTCTCCGATATAACCTTCGTCGGTAACAAGGAAATCGAACATGGCGTTTAGCATGCGGTCAGACCGCGTGTCGTAGTAGCTCCACTCTGGGTGGGCTTCCGACATCTGCTCAAACACTTCGCGGCGCACCAGCATAAATGCTGTAGCTACGCGCTTCGCACGAACCAGACCCATCTGGTTCATGGTGAGTTGGTTGTTCTCGTCGTGGTCGAGAGTAGCGATATAATTTTTGGTTTCGCTGCGCGTACGGGGAACCGCAGCTACAATACCCTTCTTAGGGTCGGTGCCCCACGCCATAAGGCGGAACACATCTTCCGGCTCGAAGTTAATGTCCGAGTCGATGAACATTAGGTAGTCGCACTTTGACTCTAGCAGGTCTTGCGCCAGCAGGTTGCGTGCACGAGAAACAACCGAACACCCGCATATGCTGCCGATGTGAAGTTCAATTCCGTGTGCCGCAGCCTGCTGAGCAAAACGAGCAAGAGAAACAGCTAGCTTCAAGGATACCTTGAAGTCGTACGCTGGAAGAGCGATGAAGACGCTCTTACCAGCTAAGTCGTAGCTTTGTTCCTGTTGCATATATCACCCGTAGAAGATGGTGGCATGGACGTTAGCATCAGTAAATGCCCGAATACCGGTTTCTGCCAATATACCTTCGCCGGGGATAACAATGCTGTATGCCGTAGCGTTCTGTGAGTCCGCTTGAAGCAATACCCGAGGCCACACAACAACAGCACCGCTAGCGCCACCGGTATTAGGTACAGCCACAGTGAAGGTGTCTGTACCTGTTACAGTGACTAGGTATGGGTCATCCCCTAAATCCCAATCAAGATACGCCCACTGCCCAGTCGAGAGACCGTGATTAACCGCAGTTATCGTAGCCGTAGTGGTGGACCGAGCATATGTGCCGGTTACCGATACGTCATCGGCAAACACTGTGTACCGTGTAGCGGTAACGAGGGGGGAGATAACCGCCCCCTTGAGACGTGTGCGATACCCTACCGCCAACCCACTGGTGGCAATGTGGATAGATTTGACATCATATTGCATACCCATCAGTATTCTCCTTCTTAGAGGTTGTTACCGATTAAGCAGCGGTTGTGAGCGCAGTCCAAGTGGTCGAGCCGTTCGTATTGATGTACGCACGGTCACCAGTACCCGAACCATCGCTACGCAGGTAGAGCGAACCCTTAGCTGCAGCAATCGTCGGAGCGCCTGAACCCATGTATACGCCCATGCCAGCAGCAGTATTGGTGCCGATGAAAGCAGCAGCGCCGCCAGCCGTGAGGGCTGAACCGCTAAGAGTAGTAACAGTGCCTGTAGCGGCCAAAGAAGTTACCGAAGTAGCTGCGCCAAATGTACCAGTTACGGTTACAGCGCCGGTCGTGGCGTTGATTGAAATTGTCTGGAAGCCGTTCTCAGAACGAACTGGACCGTTAAATGTGGTATTAGCCATGATTTATCTCCTGTGTAGTAGCACTCGTACGTACCGTCTCTACTAAGTCCGCTGGGCCGGTCGGTACGAATAATATCCCTAGTGCCGTAGATATAGCACAAACAAAAAAGAAGGGAAGAGATTTCTCTCCTCCCTTCCCCCCGTTCCCTTGAGCTACGCTCTCGGGGAAACTATTAGGCTGCGCCTTCGCTGCCGTACATACCCAGAGGGTCTGACCAGCCGAACGAATAACGCTCACGAGCCTTGTAACGTACGTTACCAGTATCGAAGTCACCGTCCATGCCCGTCGCCATTGGCGTACGAACAAAGTGCTTCAGACCGTTTGGCACGTCGGTGGTCAAGAACCACGCGTCAGTGTCGGTCAAGAAGTGGTTTACGGCGTAACCTTCTGGGATCGAGCCGTTCGACTTCAGTGCGTTGATGTCGTTGTCTGCAGTCGAAACGCGAAGTTCGGTTTCGAGCAAGCGAGTAGCAACAAACATCAGGCTTGGCGGTACGACGAGCTTACGCGGT